TGAATACAAATAAAATATTGAAAAAAATATCGAATATTTATAATCAATACAAATGTTGGATCATATCATGCTTTATTTTAGTTCTGTTATTGGTATTAATATTTTAATGTATTTAGATAATGACGTTGTATGGGATTTGCAACAAGCAATGTCTTTTTCCCTTATGTGGTTGATAGCTTTGTTTATTTTAAAAAAATATATTTAGTGCTTAGTAAATTTTGTGTGGTCTGAATCTTCATGACTTTTTAATGGTCGAAACTTTACCTCATAATCTACAACTTTTAAACCATGAGATTCAAATTGTTCAATATGTTTTTTGCTCTCCTCAAAAGTAGAAAATATGTCCATATATATTAAAGATATAATTCTTCCTACTTCTTCGTTAGGACTCTCTATAAAAAAATCTGTCTCGCAAATTATGTATTCTTTCATATTTCATTATTAACACAATTTATCTAATATATAATTACTTTTTTCCATTACGGAATATCTGTGTTCCTTTGATACCAAAAATACTAGCTACAACAAGAATCCATAAATTAGTGAACCATGTCGGAAGTGTGGAAAAATATTCAAAAAAGAGTTTTACTTTATCCATTGCTTCAGGATCATCGCTTATAACTGCCCAAGCTAAAACTAAAATTGGTATAGTAAGTATAATTAAAACAAATTCATCTTTCCAATCTGATTGTCTAGCTTCTAATAATTTACCTTGATATTCAGCTTCACCATTTGCCATTTTTTCAGCATGACGCATTTGTGCGTCTGCCATAAGCATTTTAGTTTGTTGCCTTTTTTTATAAATATGGCTTCCAGCTTGTGCTGCTAATTTTATTGCATTGATCCACATTTTAATTCTAATGCCAGTTCTGCATAATGCTTGATTTTTTCATATCTCTCTCTATCAGATTCAAAGTTTTTTTTTCTTACTGCATATTTTACAATATTTCCGTCTATGAAATCTAATTTATGTGCTAAAATTAGCTCTATAACGTCTATTTTTGCGTTCTTGTAATGTTCCCCACCTATTTGCTTATCTAGTGCTGAACCACGCTTAAAACGCTTAATTTTGCCATTTAAAGGGTATTTTTTATCGGTCATACCAATCTTTTTATCCATAATCCCTTTTTATCAAGAACACAAGGTATTAGTTTAGGTTGTGAATCAATAACCATACCACAACCCATTATAAACTTAGTTTTGAAGTTGCGAGAGTATCGAAATGCCATGTGTGATTGTTGTATTAAACAACCAACTTGCATACCCCACATAAGACCGTCACTATTTGCCCAATATTCTATTTTAAACTTACTATGAAAATGTCCTTGCACTACACATTGAGAATTTATTTGGCTAACTTTTGCGACATCTGCTGAAATACCATGTGTAAATAAACATCTTTGTTTATTAGGTAATGTGATTGTTAAATTATCTAACCATTTCCATTTATTACTTACACCAAGAAAATCATTATAATCTCTTATATATGCTTTGGGTATCCCATATTTTTTGCTTCTACGATAAACTAAACTTGAATGATTTGAATCTAATAAAATCATTTGTGGGAAGATGCTTTCAAGTTCTTTGATTTTTTCTTTTGCCATTTTAAGCTCATCTCCTGCACTTGCTAAATCAGGGTCGTGATCATGAAATGATAAAGCATGACAATCTATTTCATCACCTATGTTTATTACAAGTTGTGGTTTGTATTCTTTTTTGATTGCTTTTAAAAAATCAAGAGCATCGACTCTTGAATAAGGAAAATGTAAATCACTAATTACGAGTATTCGCTTCATAATTATCTTATAAGTTGTTTTAGAATTTATTGCAACAATGCAAATATAAGATGAGTGATTGCTATGAGAGTGCAGCTCCATAATACTTTTTCTGTTCTGCCAACTCTTAGTGATAAGTGATAAATGTGATTATCTCTTAGAACCGAAATATCCTTTTTTAAAAGTTTTAGTTCTCCGTGAAGTTTTATAATTTCTTCTCTGTTATTTTGTGATTTAGTTCTCATTATTTTCTTTTACGACTTTTTCTTCTTAAATCAAGATCATGTTTTCTTGACCCTCTTAAAAAACTATTAACCCTACCCATGCTCCACGCTGCCATTGAAACTCTGCGAGAACCTGCACTTAAAAAAGCACCTTGTCCTCTACGATATACTTTTACTAAAGTTCCATAAGTAATGTTTTTTCTTGTTTTTGCTTTACGTCTTAAAGTAGATTTTACAGCAGATGATAGAGGTCGTCTAAATTTTGATGCCATTATGCTTTTGTTCTCCTTCTTAATAGGTCTCTTGGTATGAAACCACCTGATCTATAAATAGAAGAAACAGATTTGATAAGACTTGCTCGTCTTGATCTTTTTGCACCTTTAAGTCCTGATAAATATTTTTTTGGGAGTCCTGAGTCTTTATCTTTTGGTACTTTTCTTCTTTTTCTTTTTCTTGCCACTTCTTCTTCTCCTTTTTTTCATAGAAAATTTATTAATCATTTCTCTTAAAGTTGTTGATGTAGTAAATCCAATCACTTTCCTACTCTCCTCATTGCAATCGTATGTGCTTGTGCAAATGTTCTTTTTCTTCTTCCACCAGCACCACTCATTAATCTTGCCATTGATCTCATGTGTTTAAGACTATGGTGTCTAGCATGAGATCGCATGGTCTTTTGTTGTCTCGGTGTCAGGTCTTTAATAATATTCTTTATTGATGCGACCTTAACCATTATTTTCTTTTTTTACCTTTTCTTTTTTTCTTCTTTTTTTTCTTTGGCTTCATCATTCCGCCACCGTAATGTCCAGGCATTATTTTCTCCTCTTTTTTTTGGTTTGTTTTTGTTTCTTCAAAATAGCTTTTTGTAAAGCCATCGGAAGTTTTTTTTGTTTCTTAGTTAGTGCCATTGTTTCTCCTAAAATGGTTTATATTTTGTTTTACCATTTTCATCTTTATAAGCAATTAAATTAGAATTACGTCTATCTGAAGATTTGTATGAGCAATGAATCCAACCACTATTGGGTTCACCTTCTTTATAAAATTCAAGTATTAATTGATCATATTCAAGATTGTTTTTAATCCACCATGCAAGTTCTTTGTTATCCATACCCCATATTTCAAAATCAGCAGCTTCTCCTTTTGCATGTTGGCTATTTATGCTGCTACCAATAGCAATACATAATTCAGCAGTTCTAAAACCACTTGATACTAAAATAGGTTTTTCAAATTCTGATCTGATTGGTTGTAAAATATTTTGACATAATAATTTAAGATTATCTATTTGATCTTCGTTTGGATTGTTTGGTATTCCTTTTCTTACTGCTGTTTGTGATTTAGTAAGTTCTGATAATGTAAAATTAGCTGATAATTTCATAATTATAACTTAAGGTTATTTTAAAAAATTCATTATGGTTTTGTTGGAAACTCGTAAGAATTGATTTCATTAACAGTTGTTAATCCTTCTGTTGCATCTCTAAGCGATTGTCTATAATCAAGCCATTCTTGTTTTTTTTCATCTGTTAATGGTGCGTTTGGTAAATCTGTCCAATCACATTCTTGAAGTAAAATATTTCTTTTAATTCTAAAACCAGCTAATCTTTTTCCAAATTTTGCATCATTCATTTCTCTTTCATGTTCTTCTCTTGCAGAAATCTCTGCTGGGGTCATGTCTATAATAGTGTTATTAATTTGTTTCTTCATTTTTTCTCCTACGATAATCCGTATAATTTTATAGTCCCAGTCGCAATGTTCCCGCTATCAAAGAAAAATTGTATTCCAGTAAAAGCAGAAGTTAATCTTAATGTGTTGATTCCATATCCTCTTGAAAACTGCTCATGAACAGCAGCATGAGTGTAATTAATTTCTGTTCTAATTAGTTTTTCAAAAGTCGTATCTGATGGATTAAATATATCAATAATTACATTTACACAATCTGAATTAGCGTTTCCAATATTTTCGCTTGAATGATTAAAGTTCCAAAAAGATTTTGATTCTTGATTATCAAATTCAGCACTAGCATTTCCAGTTCTTGAATGCTCTACTATACTAAAATATGAAGAAGAACCCGTGTGAGCAGACCCACCTACAATTGCTCTGCCTTGTAAATCAACACCATCATTTGCTGGGTGTAGTTGAGTAAGGATCATTTTGTAATGCTTATAAGTGCTGTCCATACCAGTAATAGAAACTGTTGCAGCGTCGCTTATATTTGTTGTACTAATCAAATTCATAGCTCCACCGCCAGGATCGGTAAAAGATAAAGCACCTGAACCGTCTGTTTTTAAAACTTGATTAGCTGATCCATCAGCATTTGGAAAAGTTAATGCGTCAAGTACAATATTTCCTGAACCATTTGGTGCAATGGTGATATTTCCATTACTTCCATCAGTTATTGTTATTGAACCTGAGTTTGTGCCTTTATTAGTATCTAAAACTAAATCGTGTGTTCCATTTGTAGTTAAAGTTGCCGATGCTGATCCAGTTCCAATAACTATTTCACCAGTTCCTTTGGGTAAAATTTTTAGATCAACATTTGTTTCTCCACTTGCTCCAATAGAAGGTGCATTGCCCGTTGCAGCATTTGTAACTTCTAATTCATTTACTGCTGAAGCTGTGGTTTGAAATATAATTTGTTCGTTACCATTTTCATCACCAATAAAATGTGCATCGTCTATTAAAATGTTTTGTGAATTGGTATCTAAATTTCCACCTAATTGTGGAGATGTGTCATTAACTAATTCTGTTGAAACTGATGAATCAATAAAATCAACTGTGTTTGCTGAAGTGTTAATATTACATAAAGTTATAGAATCTGATCCATCATAATATTTTAAAGTGTGTGTTCCTGATACAGAACTATCTACCCAAATAACTCCTTGAGCAATACTTGATGGTGCTGAACTTCCTATATGATTTGAATTTAATGCTCCAAGAATATTATTTAATTCTGTTCTAAAAGCACTAAATCCTTGATTCGCTAGTGATACATCTGAAACTTGACTCAATTTTTTTCTCCTATTCTTCCTTTTATCTCATTAACTACTAGATTTCAATCCATGTCCTTTTGCTACAAAATCAAAAGTTCTGTCGATAGCAGAATTAGAACTATTGAAAAAAGTAATAGTAAATCCAGTTTTTGATTTACTTGTTATAGCATAATAATCGCCACTTACCATATTTTGTGCTGCAATTCCTAATGCGGGAGTTGCAAAAAAAGCATTTGTAAATGTGATCGCTTTTGCTCCTGCACCACTAACAATATCTTCAGAACTTTCAAGTCTTTTTTCTAATACTAATTTTACCTGCATTTTAGATACTTCTGGTCTAGCTTTATTATCATCACTTGTTAATTTCAATCTAAATTTAAAAAATCTACCTTTTATGGTGGATTGTTGAGAAATATCAATAAAAGTTGAAATATCATCTAAAGAGGTAGTACTAGCTCCTACTTGTAAAAAAGCATTTACTTTCGTTCCCGAGTTTCCATCAAAAGGTGCTACTGCATCATCGAATAAAGATGCACCTCTACCACTATCAAATAAATCATACAAATCATTTGAAACCATATCTATTGTTGCTTGAAAGGTTGCATCGTAAATAGCATCTAAAGAAAATGTATTTGAACCAATATAAAAACCTGAAGATTCAATATTTGCAGTTGCGTTAGTAGGATTGGAAGTTGTATCTGTACCACCTAAATCGAAAAGACCCTCTGCACTATCAAAGTTTCCAACTGTGCTATCAAACAATGTAATAGTATCGAGAGTTGCTATATGAATGTCTGATGAATCCATGCCTTCAACAGCATTACCATCAAATGTTCCAGAAAATTGTCGTCCAGTAACAGAATCGGCTGCTTCTTCATTTAATGTTGAAATGTTTTCAAAATGTTCAAGACTTGAAATGTTTGTAAAAACTATTGTTTCATTTGCTGATTCATTTCCTAATTTATCTACTGCTTTAATTAAAAAAGCACCAGTTCTTGCATTGACCGTAACACTATTTGATTTTCTTCTTGCAACTTGTATTAAATTAGTTGATGCGTTCCAATTTGCGTTACTTGTTACATCTTGATAACGAATTGTGTAAAAAGATACGTCTAAATCTGTAACTGGAGTCCATTGAAGCTGCATTTGATCTGACCCAGTCATAGATACAGCTAAAGTTGGAACATCTGAAGGTGTATCTGTTGCACCTACTATTTTTCGTGAAGAAGAAATATATGAAGATGATATACCTAATGCGTTTATAGCTTTGACTCTTACATCATAAGTTTTGCCATCTACAACATTAAGCATTTCATAATTTAATTGAGTTGCTTTACCAAGAATTTTAAAATCTGATTCTGTGCTTTGTTTAGCTTCAACTTGGTAATATTGAACAAATTGATCTGTGCTTGCTCCAACTAAAATATTAAGTCTAGTAATAACAACACCATCTGAATATTCTATTAATTCATCGGAAAGTGTAATAGATGCTGGTGCTTGAATTGCAAATGGATTAGGTAAATTTGTTGTTGGCGTTGAGCTTACTTGGGTTTTAGATGCCCATGTATAATGTGAATCTTGATGTTCTACTAAAGATAAACCAATAGTGTAATCTTCGTTGAAGGTCATTCCAATAACTCTAAAATTTTTTGCAGAAAAACCTAATGATGCGTGTGTTACTCCAACAATATCTGCTATTTCCAAACGATATGCTTCTAGACCACAATTAATATCAATTTTCAATGCTTCTCTTGATCTTCTTAAAATTACCTCTGCCATTTCTTCTGCTTGATAAGTGCTTGTTAGATTTTTAAAATCAAATCTACCTTCAAGTAAAAAACCACCATCAGCACTTTTTATATTTGCGTGTTGATCTGCACTAGACAAACCAGAATCATCTATTGGTGGAAACTGAGCTTCATCAACTTGATAGTTTCTTGCTGGATTTACATAACTAACTATAACTCTATTATATTTATTATTCTTATCTGCGCTTTGTAAATTGAATCCGCCTATAATATCATCTTCAGTAAGAGTAACAGATGCCGATCCAGTTTTTTCAATAATTAATTTATATTTCCCACTAGTATAAGGAAGATAACCTCTACAACCTTTTAAAAACTCTCTTACATTATCAATTACTTTTAGTGATGTATCTACGACAGCATTGCAATCAAATACGTTAATATCACTCCCACCAGAAAAGGGAGTTACTTGTGTTTCACAATCACTAGCTGCTTGAACAAAACTTGGTATGTCAATATCTGTTAATGCTAAACCTTTTCCAAATCTTTCGTTTCTTAAATAATCTAATAAACAAAACGCAGGGTTAGAAGAAAACTGACCAGTTGTTTCAACAGAACTTGAGTTAAATGTTGATACTTTTCTACCTTGTATTATAGCTTGCACTTTTGGAACCGTGCCAAATATATCTTGATTCCATTTAAACCTTAGAGCTAAATATGCAATTCCAGATAATTTATGATTTGATCCCCAACTTGATAAAGTAGATAATAAACTAGATGCACTTTGATCATCAGCTCCAAAATGAGGTTCTATCCTAATATATGAAACAGAATCTTTGTAAAAATTAGAGTCTGAACTGGCTACGTCTCTTTGTGTGTTATCAGCTAAAGAACCATCAAATGTTACAACTTTATCATCTACTCTAATTTCTGAGATAGCATTTATTTCTCCCTCAGATAAAATTAAAGCCATGTACAAAAACTCATTATCTGTTCCAGATGTTTGTAAAAAAACTCTTGTTCCGCCAATAAGTCTTGTTCCATAAACAACTGGGATTGCAGCGTCATTTGATTGTTTATTTAGTAAAACGCCTTTTTCAAAATCATCAAATTCACCTACACTAAAATCAGGTATATCTATTTTAGGTTGTAACCAACTAAATGCTTTACTAAATATTTTTATTGGTGCAGTAATAACTTTTGAGACAGTTCTAAAAATTTTTCCAAATGGCATTATGTTCTACCCCACTTGATGTCTAAAACCGTTTCTGAAGAATAATCCATTCCAACATCTGTACTGAAAAATCTCTGCTGAGAAGTATTATTTGTTTTACGACCACTTGTTTTTTCGAAATCTGCCCAATGAGATACAATCTTTAGAACAACATTACTCTCTTTATCTTTTTCTAAGATTTGAAATGTATCTATTGTTCCTTTATATAATATGAAAGGATTATCAATAATACTATTACTATCATCTAAAAAAGCTCTGAATATTGTTACTGCATCATTTACAACATTTTCATTTAGGCAAGTTGATATAAATGCTTGATCTGCTCCTGATAATGTCAAATCCAAAGTTTGTTTTGTAATATCAGTTTCTTCGGTAAAATTAGAAATACCCATTATAAAATCTGATGCAGAATAAGTTACGCTTGATCCAGATATTGAAGATGTTAGGTCAAAAGCTGCATCTGTTATATTTACGGGAGTACCGAAACTAATAGTAATAAGATGTACTGGTTGTACATTATTTGTTGCTAGTTCGTTTTGTAATGCTGTTGCTAATGTTCTCGGCATCTTCTATTGTTCTCCTTTTTACTTTTATACTTCCTAAAACTATGTAATTAGCATCTTTACTAGGATATTCGTAATTTTTCAATTTTAACATATCAGCATCTTCAATTTCTTCATCAATTATTTCTTCTGCCAATATATCAACATTAAGCCAATATTTAATTTTAGATTGCTTCTTCGACATCAAACTCAAACTGATATAATAGATTGCCAGAATTATCTGTATTGACTACACCAAACTCTTGAATGTCGCTTGTAAGAAAAACAGTAAAAGGAACATTGTCGTAAGTAACTGCTGAGTCATCTGCTAACGCTGTTATTAAAGGTGGTTCAATAGTAACAGTTGCAGCATTGCTTGATGAAGTTACATCAGAGACAACCATATAAACTTTTGTATGTGATGCAAATTTAATAAAATCTCCTGCTTTAAAACGACCATCACCATTACCAGCAAAAGCGTCCATTGCTATTGTTGTATCTCCAACTGCGTGAACACCATTCACTAAAACACTTCCAGTTTCATTTCCTCTAGCATCTTCTATTTCAGGTGGAATAATTGTAAAATTTTCTTTTCCTGATCTTTGTTTAATTATAAAAGCCATCAGGTCTCCATAAACATCTGATCTTTTAGCTGTAATAATTCTAGCTGTAAAAGCAAATCGTTGTCCATCTATTTGTCTTGCTAATTTTTTGCCACTATCTGATTTAGATATAATTGTTTTTTGAATTGATCTTATACCTAAAGTTTCAAATTTTGCGGTTGATATTGGGAAAGCTCCTGACATTATACTAAATTTTTACTCCCTCTTTCATTAACTGCTTGGTTAATAATACTTGATATAGTTGCTCTGTTTTGTACTAACATTTCTTCAAATCCTCTTGCGTCCATAGTATTGATACTAAAATTAACATTAACTGGACTCGAACCTAAACCTCTTGCACTTTGTGTAATTTGTCCAGTTTGATTTGGTATAAATAATTCTGCTCCTCTTTCACCTACTACAACGGGTTGTCCTTTTCTTACTGCACCGCCTTTGTCAAAAAATTTAGTAGCAAAAGAGAATACACTTGACAATGTACTTCCCATTGATTGTTGACTTGATAATTGAGCTTGTTTTACTTTTTCTTTTGTAATTAACCTCTCAATGGCTAATTCAACAGTTTTTCTTGCTATAATTTCAATAATTGCACCTAATACTCTTACTGCTAATTCTTGTGCCATTTTTCTAAATGTTTCTGCAAGGTTTTCTCCTAAAATTATTGACCTTGCAAGACCATTTGACATTTTAGTTATTCCCTCATTAACTGAAGTTCCAATAATTTCTCCTATTTTTTTAAAATTATCTTTAAATTTTTCAAGTTTATTTTTGTTACCATCTTCTATTGTTTTCATTAAAACTTCAAATTGAAACCTTATTTTATCAATCATTGTCGCTTCAGGTATTTGTTTTTTTATGCCTATAACAGGTTTTTGTGTTTCTGTATCAATATTTGTTTCATCTGATATTCCTCTAATCTCTTTTATTTTTTTAATAATTTTATCTAATTGTGAAATTAAAAGTGCCGCACCACCTATTAATAAGTTTTTTCTAACTGCTTTGTTGAAAAGCAACATAGAACCTCGTGCCGCCATTATTGCGGTTGAAAGATTATAGAAAAATTTTATAAGTTTAAATGCTATAAGAATTTTAACTGTTTCAATAATAAGAGTTAAATTATCTTTTAATAATTTAGCGGCTTTTGCTGTAAATTGTATAGCTGAACTTAAACCAGCTCCAATCATTGCACCAAACTCTGCAATTTCTTTTCTATTTGCTTCTACTGTCTTTTTAAGATCGCCTAAATTTTCTTTTAATGCACCAAAAAAACCTTGTGCTACATCTACTTGAAATATAAAAAAAGCATCTTTTAAGTTTGATATAGTTCCAAATGTAGTTTTGGCTAAATCTTGCATTAATTTCCCATATTCTCCATTTTTACCAAAAGCATTTTTCAAACCTATTGCTGATTGTTTAGCATTAATGCTGACTCCCTCTTTGAAACCAGCCATTGCTTTTACACCTCGTTCTCTAAATAGTTCTGCACTAGAGATACCAGCACTAAATGATCTTTGAATTTGTAAAGCGGCTAAAGCAAAATCTCCACCGAGAATAACTGCTGTGTTACCTGTAATAGTTAATAATTCTTCAAATGATATTCCAGCTTCTTTAGCTTGTTTTCTTACAGTAACAAGTGCAGTTACACCTTGTTGAATATTAGATAATTCAAATGGTGTTGTTGCCGCAAAAGCTGTTAAAGTTTTAAGTGCATTTTTACCTTTTTCTGCTGACTTAAATAAAGCATTTAACTGAACTTCAAGATTTTCTATTTGAACACCAGCATTAAAAAATCCTCTTAAAACTAGACCAGCACCTAATCCTATAAAAGCATTTCTTAAATTAAATACAGATTGTTTAACTTTTTGTAAATTACCTTGTAATCTACCTAATGCTTGTTGAGATTTATCTTTTGCGACTATATCTATATTAAGTCTTTGATTTGCCATTATGTTTTATACCTTTTCGCTTCAGCTAGTGTTGTTCTTGTTTTATACTCATCTTGTTCTTTTTTCAAGTAAGCTAACCAAAGATTATAATGACTTACTGGCATTTCTAAAACTTCTTGGATTGTGAGATGTAATCTGTCTGCTATGACTAACAGCGACCTCGTATCTGGGTCGCTAGTTACTTTTTTTCGGCTTCCTCGTAGTTTGTATCTACAAGGATTTTATTGGCAACAGTAGCTATAACATTTGAATCTGCTTTTTTTCTTAAAGCAAATTTATCTTCAGGTTGAAATGCTTTTATTAAATCACCTTTATCATTTTTGACTTTTAACTTCATTATAAGCAAATCAACAAGAACATTTAAGTCTTGGAAGTTACTAGACTTTTTAAAGATAATGTTTTTTTCTTCTAGTGTTAAAGGTTCTGAATAAAATACAGATGGGTTGCCGTGTTCATCTTTCCATTCTTCTACTTCAATCTTAATAGTTTGAAGTGAATCAAAATGAGTTTTAACTCGGTCAATTACTGACATAAATTAATATTAGACAGTACCTCTTGTTAATGTTCCTGTACCTTGAAAAGTAACTGATCTACTAATTACTGCGTCCATAGCATTTGCTACTGACATTCCAGTAATAATCCCTGTACCAGTAAAACTTTCATCTCCAGAATCATTTCCTTCTGGTAATAAAACAAAAGATATAGAAGTTCCTACTGTTAAAGTTTGTTGTGGTGAATCAGTTTCATCATAGTTCATTTCTAAAGTTCCTGAAAATGATGTTCTTCCAGCTAAGAATGATTTTGCCGCATCTGTTAAAGCTGTATCTTCTACAACATCTCCAGTAGTTTCTAATGTAAAACCAGTAAGTTCTCCAATACCAGTTCCACCAGCAGTTACGACTCCTTCTTTTCCGTGATGTGTTGCCATTTGTTTTTGTCCTTCTTACTTGTTGATTGTTTCTCTTTTTCTAGCTTATAGCCAAGTTCTAAAAAATTATCAAGTTGAGTTTCATTTATTTTAACAACTTGATCGCTTTTATATAAAACTATATCTTTTGCCATAATAATCTCTTGTATTAGTTTTCTTCTTCTTCGTCAATATCTTCATCTTCTTCATCATAATCAAAATCTTCATCTTGTTCTGATACAGATTCTCTAGCTTCATTAAGTAAATCTTTGATTTCTTCATCAAGCATAGAAATTTTATCAAGATATTCTTCTTTTTTTTCTATTTTCTTTTCAATTTTATCTAATATTTTTTCCATATTTTTCTCCTATGGTGTTCCTGATTGATACTCATACATACATCTAATAGTCATTCTGATAGCACCTACTGGAAATAATGAACCCTCATCAGTTTCACAAGATACTACCATTGTATCCAAAGCATTACCATTTCTAGTAATATCAGTTTCAATAGCAGTTTCAATAGCTGTTATCAATTCATTTCTTTTGGTGTCTATATTGGTTTCTGCACCTTTCACAAAACCTGATATAACAAAATCAATAGTGCCATGTCTTGTTTTTGCACCACTACCTAATTCTGAGTCGTCTCTTGTTTCTTCAGATGTTTGAACTATAACTGCTGGATATTGTGCTTGTGATAGTTCATCTATTGGAAAAGGTTGTCTAGTTGCTTTTCTAACATCGGGACTTGATATATTACTAATAACGGTAAGTAAATTAGATGCTATGTTTTCTCTTGTACTCATATTCTAAAATTCCTTAACTCTTTTTCTACAAATCTTTTGAATTGCTTACTTATAATTTTTTCTGTTCTACTATTAAAACCAAAAAATTTTCTTTTAGGGTCATTCAATACTTGGTTAAATAATGCTCTTTTTCTCATTTCTGCATTTGTGAAATTTATTGAAACTTTATGTTTGCCTGTCTTTTTAACAGATGATGGAGTTAATGAACCTAACATTCGACCAGTATAAAATAAATCTACTATTGTCTTTTTACCCTCTCGATTTAATTTATTTAAGTAACCCTCAGAATATGGTGCAAAGGGACTATCGTTAAAATCTATACCTTTTTTTGTTTTTGTTCTTATAATTTCAACTAATTGAAACCCAGCTTGTTTAACACCTTTGTCAATAATTCTTGGTAATTTTGCACCTAACTTTTTAAATTTAGCTGCTAGTTTTTTTTGATTTGTTTTAATATTAAATTTAATAGACATTATCTAACTAATCGTCTTGAACCATGCAAAGGTTCTCTTTCGTTACTTACAATGCTGCCGTCTCCAGTAGAATCGTATTCAACTCCATCTTCAAGAATCAATCTAAACTCTTTATTGTATTCTGACATATAATATTCTGCCATTCTTTCAAATCTATCTTTATCTGTTTCTGGTCTAAATTTTGATAATGCAGGTAAATAAAATCTACCAAGAAATAAATAAACACCAGCTCTTTCAAATTGATCTAAATTAACTTTTGTATTATCCATCTCAACAGTATTTAAAACAGTTATATCAGTATAAACATTTGTTTTATAAACTGGAAACCATCTAGTTCTTAACTCTCTCAAAATATCATTTGTTGTTTGTGCTAAAAAATTAACAGTTTCAGTTGCAGTTGTAGATATTCCAAAATCAAAAGCATCTGGTTGATACTTAAGAACATCAGATGTTGTGATTACATTCGCTCCAGTATAATTAGACATTTATTTTTTCTTTCCGCACATACATTCTTTTATGCACAAAATTTTACAAATTATATATTTAAAAAATTTTCTCATTATTTACTCCGCTTTTTTTTTCTTAGGTTTAGTTGAAGCAACTTTTTTTTCTGAATCTACTGGATAAAATCCTCTCATTTCAAAATGTTTTACGTTTGCTTCATATTGTATTTTTGATCTCACTATAATTTTTTTACCATTTGTCAATTTTATATTCATAACTTCTCCATTGTTTAATGTGAGGGTAGTTGCCTACCCTCACAAATAATCCAATTATTATTGGATTGATGAGTCTGCTTCTATTTCACAACCTTTAGAGTCGTCTAATTCGCCAACTCCATATACTGCTGTTGCTACTATCTCGTCTGCTCTTAAACTCGCATCTCTTTGAGTTTCAATTTTAAGGTCTTGCATCATTGCTAAACCTAAAGCGTCAGAGTGGAATACAGCACCTTTGTAATCTCCAGTTGTTCCTGGATTATTACCAGATGAGTCTGCAATATTTGATGTTTCAAATATGTTCACTCCAGCTATTTGACCTACTAGACCAGTTCTTAATGCTTCATTACCAACTCCTGGATTTGGGTTAGCAAATGTATTTGTAAGACCTGATTTCAAGTCAAATGCTACTTGTGGGTGGATCACAGCATTTAAGTTTTCTCCTGGAACACCAGCAGCTCTTAATTTTGCTACTGCTTGGAAAATTAACGCTGCTGACATAGCAGTTGAAGCTGAACCAACAGTAGTTGAAAAACCACCGAATAGTGCAGTTAAATCTGTGTCAACTTTTTTTGCAATCGCTTCTCCGAATAATCTACCAATATCTGCTGCTACATTTCTTGGAGCTGCATTTCTACCTAGATCAGTAAGAGTTGTCATGATTCCATTTTCAGAACAAGTTATTGTTACTGAAGTTGGGTCGATTGCTGTGTTAGATAAATCAGATGCTTCCGATACTGCTGCCGCAGAAACTGCGGAGTATATTGGAACTTCAACTGACTTTCCACCACCAGTTACAGCATAGTTTCTTACAAGTGGTCTCATAATTGATCTTTCACTTGCTACGAACAATGCTTCTGCCACTATCTCTGTGTATAGTTCCGATAGTGTAGAACTTGTGCTTTCGTTTGCCATTGTTTTGTTTCCTTATTATTTATTTGTTAAGTTTATTTGAGTAGGTCTTGAATCTCGTTCTTTACGATATTCTGCATATCGCTTACGATCTTCTGGCTTACTCATGTCTAAATCCTGAATATTAAATGGTTTTACAGTTTTACCTTCGACAGAACTCTGGCTTCCTACTCCAGACTTGCCACTTAACGAAAAATGTGGGTTTGCCTTTAAAAACTCTTGAACTTTTTCTTCAATTGTTAAGAGTTCTCCTGCTTGGTTATAACGAATGTTATTATTATTATCAAGAACTTCTATACGATTATCATCACTTAATCTTATTTGGTTCTTTACCAAATCAACAACTTGTTGAGGATTTATAGCATTATTTTTTGAAGCAACTGATAACAAAGAATTATCTATCTTTTCTTTTTTTATTTCAGATTTAAACTTTTGTATTTCAGCTTCTTTTTCAGCTATCCTTTGTTGCATAAGTTTTTCAAGATCAGCTTTTGTTTTGGCATCAGCTATCTGTTTCTGCTTTACAACTTCTTCCTCTGCTTTTTTCTGCTCATCTAATTGTCTTTGATATTTAGCTTTTTCAGACTCCAATCTTGACTTGATGATATTATTGACTTGTTCTTGATTGAACAATTGTTCTTTAGGTTGTTCAACTTTTTCTTCTTTTACTTCTTCTACTTTAGTTTCTACTTTTTTTTCTTCTGACATTTTATTTTCCTTTCAATGCTTCATTGCAATTATTATACATGATTGTTTGATCTACTGGTTTTTCTTTGATCCATACATAACTATACACTTTTCCATCTTGTGTACATTTTTTCCCCAGTTCTATTTTTGATGTGCAAGACATTGTTAAGAAAATCAATGTTGCCATTGTTACTACTGTTTTCATTACTTTTGCTCCTATATTATTAAGTTGCCCTTATTGTCATACCAATCTGGATTGACATAAGTCCATTGATGTCTGCAATTATAACCACCTCGAACAACTAAAGGGTCTCCACTTTTTTTTCCTGACCAACTTCTTCTGCTCCAGAGTCTACGCACTTCATCAATCGTAAAAAGTCCATTTCTTGAACCTATGTTTCTGTTTATTAAATCTCTACATATTTGTCTAGTAGTAGGTATAATATCCCCAAAATACTTAACGTGAGTAAGTCCTGCGTCTAATGCTTTTTTTGTATTTACTTGTGCATCAAATTCTCTAAGACCATCATTTAATAATTGACTAGAGTACCTTCTCATATTTTCACCAGCTCTATCTCTACCAAATTTAGATTGCAAAGTTGCTATTGCTTTATCAACTCTTGATTGCATTGATTTTACATTTTTATTTTTCTTTACAAAGTCCACTAATTTTTGTGCTTCTTCATCATCTGTTTTACTATAAATACCATTTATAGTTCTTCTAAGTTCTTCTTCTAGTTCAACAAAATCTCTACCAGTTAAAACATTCTGATAAACTTTATCTGATAATCTCTTAGTAAATGTGTTTGATATATCTTTGAATTGTGTAAATGTTTGTAATTTAAGATTTTGTACCAGTTCTAAATCTCCTTTTGTAAGTTCTTGAAACTCTATTGGAATATTGCCAATATC